ATCATCCTGATCGCCCTTAGCGTAGACAGCGCGCCACGACTCGCCATGCGGGGCATCCTCGCGCACCTCATAGCCAAGAGCCTCCATCGTCCCCACCATCCGGGCCAAGGTGTAGGCTCGGCTCCGTGGCACGCACCCACCTGGCAGGGGCAGCTGCACGCCATAGCTTTCCATGACTGCCTGGTACAGGTGGTACTCGGCGCTATCGCACTGATGGCGAATGGTGAGTAACAGGTCCTCAAGTTTGTGCTCTGCGATGTCAGCCGGGAGTGTGACCATGGCGGTCAGCGACTCAGGCTTTGAGTTTCCCGATGATGTCTGCCTCGTAGAGGATGAGTCTGTCTGTGTCTCCAACGGGTTGTCCTGAGTGTCTTGCATATATCACCTTGTCACCTTGCTGTAGGTCAAATTCACACGTTGTCCCCACCCCTAGCACGGTGCCGATGGCTGGGGGTTGGGCCTTGGTCTGGGCTGGCATCACAATCTTGCCACCGGGCACAAAAGTCTCGCCTTCTCTTTCTTGCATCTTCTGGAGAAGCACACGCTTTCCCAAGGGAATCACATCGTTAGTCATTGGTTTCCTCGCTAGTGGTGTAGGGGTTCTGTTCAAGTCGGTAAACGTGGGAGGCAATGGGTGGAGGTAGATCGTGCCGGTTGAATGTGGCTACTCGCAGGATGCGGTCCAATATATCAGTTGCTGCGTACTCGAACAGCCACGTTGATGAGCACTGGATGGTGCGAGCCAACTCGGAGAACCTTTGTGCCTTGCCGATGTCCACGTTCACCGTTTCGGTGGGGCAGGTAAATTTGTTCCCCTTGACCCTCGTAGTCTGGGAGCCCAGCGTCACCTGTTCTTTAGGGATGATGGTCTCAAGAGAGCCGTTGGTCATGCTCACAATCAGGTTAGCGACTTCACCCTTGGTCACGCCAAGGCGTTGGGATGCGCTCACTATCTTGGATGCGGTGTCAACGGTGACAGTAATTGTTCGACGAGTGTTATCCATACCCTTGCATCCCAAGAAACTCAGCGAATTTCAAGAGGCAATACCCAAAAACTGAAGAACTGTGTAATTTGAGGGTGTTGTGACAAAACCTACGCGGACAAAGAACAGCGACGAAGTAACATCTTTAGCGGTTCCTGGCGCACAAACCCTTGAGGCCATGGTGATGCGGGCCGCTAACGATGAAGATGTGGCTGGCGTTTACGGCGGCCTCGCGGTCTTGTCTCTTCTCGATGAGAACGGCGCCCGAGAATTTGCTACCCAACCCGATGGCGAACTGGACTTGGACCTATACAGCAAGCTGCTCGACATCGTTGAGAAGAAGCAGCGCATCCGAATGAAGTCGGCGCAGATGATCCACAAGGCATCTGAGGTCAAGCAAAACACACCCTACGTCATCGCTCCTGATAAGTGGACCGATGCAGTAGAATCCCACGAGATGCAGTAATGGATAGCGCCGAAAGATACATCCAGCTTTGCAGAGATGACATTCGGTTCTGCTTCAAAAACGAGTTCAAGATTCGCTCGTTCGACAGAGACACCATGCGCTGGAAGCTGGTGCCCTTCACCCTCAACGATGAGCAAGAGCATTTGCTCCAGGTAATCGAGAGGCAGATGAAAGAGCGCGGCTTTGTTCGCATCATCATAGACAAGGCTCGAAAGCTGGGCATGAGCACGTTCATCCAGGCCCTCAAGATGCACACCTGTATGTTCAACCCGCAGGGTCACGCCCTTACGGTGGCACACGAGGAGTCCGCTACCCGTGAGCTCTTTAGAATCGGCAAGCGCATCGCAGAAAACATTGACGAGCGGGTAGCTAGTGGTCTAAGAAACAAGGCCAAGGGCAACCTCCTTGAATGGCACAACGGCTCGCGCGCAGAGTGTCAAACTCAGGGGGGAAGCCCTGACTCTGAGCGTGGCTCCACGCCAAACTTCCTTCACATGTCAGAGCTTCCATCATGGGAGTCCAGCCGGCGCACAACATCAGCTGCCGACGTCGCCCAGGCGCTACTCAATGCAGTGCCCAACGAGAAGTCCACCATCGTGATCATCGAATCCACAGCCATGGGCATGGGCAATCTGTTCTATGAGATTTGGAACCGGGCAATCAAGGGGATAACCGGGAACCTATTTGAGCCAGTCTTTTATTCTTGGACCGGGAGGGCTCAGTATTCTGTACCAACTGGAGATGTTGAAAAAGACAGCCATGAACTCTGGTTAGACGGGCAAATGCGCCAAGCGAACGCGGCGGGAGACATTACGGGGTTTCATTCCATCGCAAACGAGCTTGGTTATAGCGAGTTGCAACGCAAAAGAGCCTTAGAGTACGAACTGAGCCCTCCACAGGTCCGTTTCTGGCAGCAGACCTTGGTCAACCAGTGTGCCGACGACCAAGACCGCTTCGACCAGGAGTGGCCGGTCAGTTGGGAAGTGTCGTTTGTTTCCTCGGGCCGTGGGGTATTCTCCGCAGCTCTTATTCAGAGGCGGCTCGACGAGATCAAGAACTTCAAGATGAAGGCAGAGGGTTCTCTCATCGAGGACCAGGGCAAGGTCAAGGCAACCAAGGACGGGGGTGCTTGGCAGATATACGAGTGGCCCCAGGACTCTCACACCTACATCGTGTCTGCCGACCCTGCCGGCGGGGGTCGAAGTAAAGACGACGACTTCGCTTGCATCCAGGTGTTCGACCGATGCACCGAGCATCAGGTGGCTGAGTTTTATGACAAGGTTCCACCCGATAGGCTGGCCGACGAGATGGCTAAGGCATCGAAACTATACAACAATGCGCTCGTGGCGCCCGAGTCCAATGGGCCGGGACTTGTTACCATCCACCAGATTATGACAAGCCACCCGAACGTGTTCATCTATCGACGCTTCGCTCAACCAGGACAGGTAGCTGGTAGCGAGACAAAACTGCTGGGCTATTCAACCAACGTCAAGACGCGACACTATCTGTTTGGACAGTTTGAGTCTGCGGTTCGGCGCGAGGAGGTAAAGATTTTCTCCAAGCGTTTGTTGGGAGAGATGCTCACGCTGATTCGCTCCAAGGGCACAGGAAGGCCCGAAGCGTCACCCGGCTATCACGATGATGCGTGTGTGGCATTCGCCATCGCAATGGACGTGAGCCGAATACAATCCGATCAGGGTGTGCCGGCTGTTCGCGAAGTAGCGAAAGTAGATCCTAGTAACTACAGCAGCCTGGTACAGCCCTACAACAACATCGCGGTTCCAGCCGCCGACTTCCCAGAGGCAGAGAGCTCATGGTTCTAGCAATGCTATCTGTGCTGTCTGTCTGCTTCGGGGCGGTATGCGTTTACGCCTACCGACACACCCGGAAGGTGGAACTCGCTCTGTCTATTATCTCAAGGAAACTTGAGAGCTTTCACCTAGAGGATGCCCCCGTCGTCCTTCGCCCCGTGTCTGTGCTTCCAACTATGAGCTATGACGAGATGTTGGATGCAGACTACAAGGCTTGGTACGACGAGCAAGAGCGCATCCGACAGGTCAACCCGCAGTCCCCGCACCTTGACCCCGACTGGGACAAGCTGAGTCTGGACGCTAAACCGCTGGTGAGAGGCATATGAAGGTCACGGGAAAAGACTTACCTGTCTATGTAGACGACCTGTTCAGGCGGGCTCGTGACAGAAAGAGCCTGTTGCACGACGAGTGGTGGACAGCACACTCGTTTGTCGATGGCGACCAGTACATCACCTTTAGAAACGGACGAGCGCAAGAGGCCAAGAGCCCCAGTTGGAGGGTGCGCCTCACCCAGAACATGCTGCTCCCGATTGTAAACACCATCTGCGCGAAACTCACCCAGCAAAGACCGGGCATCTTAGTAAGGCCATCGAGCCCAGACGAGGACCGAATCCAAAAGGCCAAGGCGTGTGAGAAACTGCTCGACTACCTAGACCGGCTCCTCACACTCGACCGGGTACGCTATGAGGTCTGCTGGTGGGCCGTTGTCACGGGCACCGGCTTCTTTAGACGCTACTGGGATCCAGATGCAGGCAACCAATACACGGTGGATTATGAGGGCGTTACCCAGGTCGTCGAGACCGGTGGGCCAAGGGTGGATGCGTTCAGTCCGTTCGATGTATACCCGGATGTCCAGGCAACCTCGATGCAAGATGCCAGGTGGGTGATCCTCGCGCACATGCTATCGGCCCAAGACCTTGAGGACCGATGGCCCAAGGTTGGCAAGAAGATCATAGAGCAGACCGGAGGAACCGGAGCCCCTGTAAATGCCGACGATGACAGCGCCCTTCGGCGCGATGTCAGCGGCTACGTGGATGACCCCAGAGATGACCGGGGTCTTTACCGTGTGCTCGAATATGAAGAGAAGGCAACCCCAGACTATCCAGATGGACGACGTGTTATCACGTGTGAGAACCAACTGCTGGAAGAGGGCGAGTTGCCTGGGCGCCGGTTCTCCTTGTCAATGGTCAGATATTCCACGATGGGTGGGAGGTTCTGGGGCAAGGGTGTGGTCACGCCTTTAGTCCCCCTTCAACGTGAACTGAATCGCTCGGTCAGTACCATGATCGAGCTACGGAACCTCCACTCGAACCCAGTTTGGGTGGGGCCGACCGGATCCGTTCCCAATAATGCTGTTACCAACCGGCCTGACAGCTTCATCACCTACAACCCGAACCTCGGGCCTCCCCCCCAGCGTGTTGACCCTGTGCCCATTCCGAACTCACTAGAGGGTATGGCTCAAGCCATCAAGCAAGCATTCTTCGACATCTCAGGCGTCCATGAAATCAGCCAGGGACGGCAGCCCTCTGGGGTTGTTTCTGGACGTGCGATGGGAATGCTTGCAGACCAAGACGCTACAAAACTTGGTCCTGCTGTAAGAAGTCTGGAACTTGCGATGGAGGATTTGGCCCGAGGTCTTTTAGAGGACTGGCGAGAATACCAGTTTACTCCCGTGACCGTGACAGTGGTTGGGCCAAGCCGAATCCCAGAGGTGTTCCGCTTCTCTGCCGATCAGATTGATTCCACCGACGTGGAGATTATTGCTGGCTCCATGCTCTACAAACACCCGAGCTACGTCAGAGAATTGGCCCTCCAATACTTCCAGATGGGCGCATTGGGCAGCCCCCAAGAGCCCACCACGCAGATGCGGTTCCGACAGATTCTCGGCTCCAGAGGACTCGAAGAGTTCTACGACGACGACAGCCCGGACAGAAACTACGCACGCCAAGAGAACGACATGCTCACCTCTCCAACGGTTGCCCCCGAAGTCAGGCCCGCATGGTTCGAGGATCACGTTGTACATGTCGATGAGCACAGAAAATTCATGCTCTCAGCTGAGTTCAGAGAACTATCGAAAGAACTCCAGGGAGGGTTCAGCGAACACCTGGCCCTTCACTACCACGAGCTCGCCAAGCAGGGAGCAGGGCAAGCTACCTACGCCGAGGTGCTGGGACTTGAGGCCGAGGCCGGCCAGGGAGCAGCGCAGCAAGGAGGCCCCCCACAAGGAGGTCCCCCGCAAGGGATGCCACCATCAGCGGAGCCGGCGCCACAAAAACCCCGTGGCATGAGCGGGGGGACACCTGAAATTAACCAGGCGTTTAACATCGGAGGTCCCGGTGTGAACGCCACCGAAGAAGCCGGAGGCTATCAATAATGTCTGACGAAACCCAAGACTATCAAGAGCAACCCCAAGAAACACAACCCGAACCCGTGTCCGCGCAGGACTATGAGAGAGCCCAAGCGCAGATCCAAGAACTTCAGGCGCAGTCGCAGGAATACCAGAACTGGTTCCAGACTCACATGCCTGACCAGCAAACATTCGAGGCTTTCCAAAAGTTCCACGCATCTGGCGGTGAGAGCCAGCCCGAGGCAGCCCCGCAGGAGGCCGAAGACTACGACATCTTTGAAGATGTGAAGTCAAAGAGCCAGACGATTGCGGAGCTTGAGCAACGGATGCAGCAGATGGAATCCCGAAGCGCCACAAACGAAGAACAGAAGTACATCAACCTCGTGAAACAAGAAGCCCGTGAACTGCAAGAACAATACCCCTACCTTGCAGACGAAACAGCAACAAACATGCTCTTCTCCCTCTATGCGTCCCACGACGGACGAAAGAGTATGGAAGCGTGTGCTAAAGAGATTGGGAGTTTTGTAAACTCTCAGGGTGGTGGTGGCCGGCGAGCCCCTCGGCCCATCAGAGGTCAGGCAATGGGGGCGTCAGCAGTGCCGCCTCGGGAGCCTGAAGATTTGTATAAGGGGGTTGACCCCTTCTCAGCCGTCAAAAATTTCACTTCAAAACAATACGGAGTAAAGGGGTAAGAGAAAATGGCAGTTACAGATACAGGGGTAGATACCACTAATTATGCCGAGGCGATGAAAATTCGTTACGGCAAGGCCATCGTAGAAACGATCAACCGAAAGGTAATCCTCTACGATATGCTGGAAAAAACAAAAGAGCACTGGACTGGTAAACAACACCAAGTCCCCGTGTATCTTCGCTCGGCTAATGCCGTTGGTGCGCGAAACGAAGGTGGAAGACTGCCTGACGCCGCAGCTGACGTTTACCAAGAGTCGATTATTACAAACAAAAACAACTACGTCGTTGTGAAGACAACCAACATCGCTGAAGCGTTGACAAGCCAGGGCGGTGCGTGGGCTGCGGTAAAATCCGCGACCATCAAGCACGCCGCTATGGACTTGGCCTCCTCGATGAACCGCCAGTTGAACACGGGTGGTTTCGGCATTCTGTGTGAGGCGCAATCCGTTGCTGCCCTCACGGTCACAATCCACACCTACGGTGATGGCACGCCGACCAACGACACCAACAAGGCTCCTGACACGACCCGTTTCCTCAAGGTGGGGTTGCGCGTTGCGTGGGGTCGCTATGATGGTGGGACAAACTTTGCTGCCACACCACCACTTGCCACAGGTTGGGGATATGTTAGCGCCGTTGATTCCAAGACATCGTTTACCGTTGTTCATGGAACCGGAAGTACCACCGCTCCGATTGCGACCGACGTGTTCGTTATCGGTAACGGGGCTACTCAGGCCCTCCAATCTTTCAACAAAGAGATGATGGGTATTGACGGAATCGTTGGAAGCGGCGACTCGCTGCAATCCATCAGTGCTGCCACATACCCAGAGTGGGACTCAATCGTACTCTCCAATCCGGCTGGCGCTGGAACAGAGCGGCAATTGACTGAAGATGTGTTGCAGCAAGCCATCGACCGGGTGAATGATGAATCGGCTGATGAAGCTGATATGTTGTTCTGCCACACGACAACCCGACGAGCGTACCTGAACTTGCTGAAAAGCAAGGGATTGGAACGATTCGCTCCGACAGTTATGCGTGGTGGTCACAAGGCTTTGACTTACAACGGTGGTACGGGAGACACCCAAATCTTTGCCGATAAAGATGCGGTTCACCGGACCATGTTTGTTTTGTCTCGCGCTGACCTTCGCATGTTCGAGGTTTCCCCGTTCAAGTGGGACTCCACTGGCGGCGATACCTGGAAGTGGGTTGCTACCGAGGACGCAGCAACGGCATTTGGTCGCACGTATTCCAACCTGGGCGTATTGGCTCGAAACGCACAAGCGCGTATCGACGACATCGCTGTTACCGGCATCGCCGTATAGTCTAGGAGGACATTAAAATGTCTTTGGATTTTGTAGAACTAAAGCGGACGCTTGAAAGCCTGAACGCCCCCTTGGGGGCGGGAGAGGTCTTTTATGTTTGTCCAGAATCAGATAGCTGGTTCTCCGATTTTGTCGGCATTCAAAAGGTTTCTGGACAGGTCCATGGGTCTATTCAGAAAGCGGTGGATGCTTGCGTGTCGGGGCGCGGAGATACAATTGTAGTCCTTCCGGGGACATACACGTACTCGACGGCTGCACTGGCGGTAAACAAGGACGGCGTGACCATCATGGGCCTGCCTGGTAAGTTGGAACTGACAAACATCACGACTGGCGTTCAGAGTGTCGGGACTGGAGGCTGGAACACGATTGATGTTAGCGGCCAAATGGTAACGATCTCTGGTATCAACGTGAGTAACGGGTGTCACAACGCTACCGTGCCAACAAAAGATGTTATCTACGCGACGGGGCAGGGCTTTACTCTCAAGGATAGCTTGGTTTCCTATGCGACAAACGAGGGCTCGGCATTGCGAGGGGTGGTGCTCCGCGCCAGCCATTGCAAAGTGCTTAACACCCGCTTTGATAACTGCATCACGGGTGGCTCTGCCCTCTTCCTTGATGTTGCGGGCGGCACTTTGCGAAACCCCCTTATTGAGGGATGCAGCTTTGTTGGCGTCAATAAGAATGCGGATAGCAACTTTTGCATCGGTGCAGCCGCAACGAGTCCCAACGAAATCTATGGTCTGCTGATCAAGGGTTGCACCTTTGATCCGTCAGGCACGGGTGGCGGTGGCGGTGAGGACATGCTCCAGTTGATCAACGCCGCTGGCAGCAAGTCCTACGAAGGCATAATTGTTGACTGCATCTTTGGGGTTGATGTGTCCGCTGCTGGCGAGATGGGCAACATCGGGGCAACGCTCCGGCTCGCTGGATGTTTCGGCACCAACGATGTGAGCAAGGGGCAACCCGCTTAATGCTTAGTCCGCGTCAATATGAGCGGTCAAAGCGTTTGCAAGTTGATGAGAACTGGACGCGCACGATCCGTGAGTTGTACCCACCGGCTGAGAGGGCTGGTGTAGTAGTGGCCTTTGACCCGGTTTACCGGGGTGGCCGGTGGGTACTCGCTTACGATACGAGCGATGTTGCAGAGGCAGCAGGAGCGTTTGTTCAGGTTCGCTACCTAAAGGCGTTTTACGTCTGGCAGGGACCTGGGCAGACGTTCCTTCACCCATCTGCTGTTATTGCAGACTGGCTCCGAGACCACGACACCCATTCCGAGTACTATACTGGGGAGTGGGAAGACCGGATGTTCGGAGACACAGAGAAGGCCGAGGAGCAGGCCGAGAAGACGTACTGGGACGAGGTTCAATACGGACTGAAGCAAGTGTACGACCGGCATGGGGAGGAGATCCGCTCCTCTCACGGGTCATTCTCACACCACAACGGCAGGGGTCCCAACAACGGGTCGAAATACTTCCTGCCCTCTAAGATGTATGGAGGATGGAAGCAGTGACATTTGACGAGCTCAAAACATTGGCGAAAACCCTCGTGGATGAGAAGGGCCTGTTCTGGTCAGACGACCAAATGAAGGCGCTGGCGAATACGGCAATGAGAACCGTGTTCCGACAGATAGCAGGCTTCGATGCGACGCACTTTGCGACCACATCAACCATCACATACCCGGCAGACACCGAATACATCGACCTTACGAGTGGTTCGTATTTCAACATCACCCCATCGGTCTATAAGGTGTTGGCCGTTTCCAAGCTAAACGAAGCGGCGGCTGTCACACCAACGAACCGACCAGTCCAGCTGGACCGAACAGACGCAGCCTCTCCCATCGGATATGCGGACAGTTGGAACGACCCAAACAGTGAGGCCAGAGGACTATCGACGACCCGGAGATGGTTCCTTGATACAAGCAACCTCTATCTGGTCCCAATCCCAGGTGACGCAACGCCGCTGCTGGTTCGATGGGTAAACCAGCCAACCGACCTGAACTCTGGCAGCGATGTGGTGTTCGCCGGCAAAGCGTTTGAGTACCACGACTTGGTTGCCACCACACTGGCCCGACTCATGGTTGTCAAAGAGCGCCGAATGGCTGACGAGATTGTTGCCATAAATGATTGGCTTCGTATGGAACTTCAACAAGCAGAGCGTTCTCGTTCTCAGCACCCACAGGTGCGCTACGAGAGCCCCTACTAGGAGATAAAATGAAAAACGGATTTCCACTTGAAATCATCATTCGGCCCGCATCGCTTCCGGCCATGGCAATGCACCCAGAAAAAGAGGACCATGACGACGACCCGGATGCCAAAAAGAAGAAGGCAAAGGCCGCCAAATTTCTCTCTAAACTGCTCGACAAAAAAGGAAAAGAATAATGCCCACCGTAGGAAAAGGCACAAAAATGGAGAAGAATTTTCCCTATACGATGGAGGGGATTGACGAAGCCGAGCAGTATGCCGAGCAAACCGGGCTTGAACTCGAATACGAAGATGCGCCAGGTGAAGGGGCTCCGTCTCCGGTATCCCTTGGAGCCCAGGCACAGGGGTTTGGGGGTAGTAACCAGACGGGAGCGCCCCCATCGGGGTCAACGCACGCCCTTCGCCCGGCCTACCGCAAGCCGACTACGCTCCGGTGATCTACCCGGTACGAGGACCGTGGAAGGGCATTGAAGAGCGAGAGAGTTACCAGACGGACCAGCACTGCTCGCTAGCAATCAATGTGGACTTCTCCAAGGGGTATATTGAGGCTCGTGGAGGGACTCGTGTAATCCTTGCCGAAGATGATTCGGCTAATTGGCCGTTTGTTACGCACGCCAAGATGGCAATCTTAGACCGGCCTGCTGGAGATCCATATATCTTGGTCGTGGGACCGTCTCAGGCCAGAAGCTGGCGAATCTATTGCAGCATCCTGAAATTGAACGGGACGGTCATTGCGAACGTCGATTTGTCCACAAACTTTGGCGAGCCTGCGGACCAGCACTTTCAGTGCTCAATAAACCGGGTGACACTCGTCAATCCAGACACCCTTTCGCCAAACTTTGTCGGTCTTATTACAACCCCACACGGCTCATTTATCTGGAACCCGCACGTAGATCCAACAACGGTTCGGCGCCCCGTAATGACAGGTTCTGATAAGGATGCCCAGCAAGAACTCATCGACATCCCGTATTACTGGACGACGCAGCCTCGCGGGCGCATTTGCGTGCAACACTTTGGGCGCATGTTCTACGCAGGGTTCAGCCCGCAGGAGCTCATCGAACTGAGTCAGGCTCTGCCCTCCTCTCAGAATTACGTTCCAGAGTCTTGGATCGCCGGGGCACCTAGAGACCATTTCACCATAGGTCCGCACGTTGTTGCCTACTCGGATGTTTACGATCCGCTCGGAATAGGCGCTCAGGGCGTGTTTAGCTTGGACTCCCAGGAGAGGGTGACGGGGCTACGCTCGTTCAAGGAAAGCCTGATTATATTCTCAGACCGGGCAATCTATGTCGGTGCCGGAAACCCCGAAGTAGATGGCCAGCCGATGCAGATCCACAAGGTGGTTGATGGTGTTGCGTGTGTTGCGCCCGACGCCATTGAGGAGGTTGCAGGCTCCCTCCTATTTGTAACAGCGGAGGGCATCTATGCCTTTGATGGGTCTAGCGCCAAGAAAATCAGCGACCCAATTGACTCGATGTGGGGCCTTAAGAAATCCACAAACTCCACCATAAAGACCGGGGAATCCGATGCCCTGGCACAATATGGATACCCGTGGAGAATCTCAAAAAGAGAATCAAGGTTTGCGACCTCTTGCCATGTTCGGAGTAGAAATCAGGTCTGGTTTTCCATACCAACCATCGGCAAGGGAACGGGAAGCCACCCGAACGTGCGCTCACCAAACTGCACTATCGTCTTTGACTACGAGAACAATGCTTTCTCCCTGTACGCGGATGGTGACAGGACAAACTGCGTTCCGTTTATGTTCGATGGAATAACCTACACTGGGGACAATGGGCTTGAGAGGGTGTTTCTCGCACGCGGAGGACTCCACACTGGAACAAAACTAAACTGCACGGTTATCACCGAATACGACAACTATGCCGCCGATTACATCCTTTGGTCAGGCGCCCACATGGCCGCACACCCGTTCTTGTTCGCGTGGGTTTCCGCAAGACACATGAAGGAAAACGAAGAGACACTATCCTTTCGAAAAGCTCGCCTAAAACTACTGGCTCAAACGAGGGGAACGACCCCTGCGGAATACTTTCTTGATGGAGAAGAATCCGCCTTCGACAAAAAACTCAACGGGGTTACAAACACCGATAGACAGCAGGCGACCGGAAGCGTCACAATGCACCCGGACACTTCTGACGATTACTTCTTGGGAACGGGGCGACTTGGGACAATGATTCTCGGACAAAGGGATTGGTTTACATCAAGAATTGACCCATCATCGGTGGCGTCCAAGTGGTGCCGTCTCGGCATTAGCCAGTGGTCAACGGCGCTGTCCCCCGCAGAGGCCCGGACAGTTTGCATCGAGTCCTATTCGCTAGAGATACCGGACATAACGAGGGGGCTTCGATGATTAGCCGCCCAAGGAACATGGGAAGGATACCGGTATCACGGGAGTACACAACGGACCCCCTTGCGATGCTCAGGGTTTCGGACACCCTCAATCAGGTGGCAATGAAACTTGGTGACATCGGAATGGTTGTGCGGCCAGGGCAATCCATCGAAAGGGCAATCATCAACCTTGGCGTTGATGGAGGTCGAATTTTGCTGTCAGAGGGCACCTACCCCATTGAGGCGACGATAACAGTAGACCGGCCCAACGTGTCTATCGTGGCCATGAGCCCCCACAGGACGCTCATAAAGCGCACGATAACGACTTCGAGCCCACTGATTCAGGTCACATCGGATTATGCGATGATTTCGGGGATTCGGTTCGACGACGCCAACGCATCGGCGGCATCTGTGCAACTACAGGGCAACTATGGCTCTGTATCCAACTGCCGGTTTGACGATTGCTACAGTGCTGTTTCCGTAAGAGGGTCATGGTGCCGTGTGTCTGATAATTTGGTGGTATCAGCAGACAGCTACGCAATCCACGCAACGAACGCAGCGAGTCAAACCCAGATAACGGGCAACAGAGTTGTCTCGGTTGCGGCCTACGCTGTGCGTGTCGATGGGAGTACACCAGGGGCGGTTATCCTCGGCAACGTGTTTGACGAGAGCAATTCCAATGGGACCGCATCCTACTCTGCCACCGGGGCAAACAACGTCGCTCGGGGCGCAACTGCGCGCGCAGTTACGGCATCCAACATGGCGTACACTTACAACGAGTATTGAGGTAGAGAATGGCGACACTAGACCTAACAAAAGTATGGAGCGCAGACGAGGTACTCACTCACACCGATCTGAACGGCAACTTTGCCGAGATTGAGACTTTTCTCAACGCTGCGAACCTTGATACCGACAACATCTCTACAAAGTACGCGACGGTTGCGTATGTCTTGAGTTTGAGTGGGATTGCTCAGGGCCAAACGTACAACTACAAAATCAAACTACCAGCGGGCTCGGACCCTGTGGGAGCCCTTACTCCGAAAACACTCAGCCTTCAGGCAGAAAGAACGGCTGGCACGCTCACGGCCTATGTCCTTGAGGGAGCCGATGTACTTGCCACACTACCAACAACGGGAACCACGGTTGTCTCAACGGAGTCGTTTTCTGGTGGCACCATTGCGCCGGCAGCGGAACTAACAATCAGGGTTGTAGCAGACGGCTCTTACGCCATCACAGCAAACACAATCCCGACAGTCGCGTTTCACGCCCTAACAGAAATAAGGAGTTCATAATGAGTTGGCTAGGAGCAGCAGGATCTCTTTTAGGGGTCGCCATAGGAGGGCCATTCGGAGGTGCCATTGGTGCTGGCGTTGGA